GATATCTGTTTTATTTCGACTGCGTTGTTTGCCACCGATTGTCGAGATAGCCAGCTCACCAACGCGCCGAGTGATATGCCGTGCAAAATTGCGCCCCCAAGCACCAAGCGCAAAAACTTTGCGTTACCGGACGTGTCCCCCGAATGCAAGCTGACAAGCGTGATTCTCCCGTTCGGCCCCATCGACCCGCCCGGTAATGTCAGCGAGCATATGGTCGTCGTCGCTGTGTACGCCAGCCCTCCGTTGACCGACTCGCTTGCTACAGCCTGAGCGACAGGATTAGTGAACGTGACCGTATTGGCATCGATCCACGCAAAGCCCGAATACCAGCCCGCCGGAATGCTCGGTGAGCCGGGGTAGTAAATCCTGTACCCGTTTTTGCTCGTGTTGCCGACGATACCGTGCGCCGGCGCCGTGACAGTAACCGTGGTGCCGGCCTGGACGGCGGTGGTGCCGGTAACAAAGCTAGCGAGGATGGACGGTGAGAAGTCCGGAAATGCCAAAATCAAAGGGATGGTGACAGCACGGCCGAACGCCTGAAATGCCGGCAATGACGTTGGAGAGGAAAATATCGCCATCAGGGCTGCTTGTTGTGCGGCGGCAGGATCGACCGATACCATTTTTGCTCGCCCCTCATAGACCCACTGGCGCGCCAGATCGTCGGCCAGGGCAGGCGACGTGCCCACGGCATACAGGGTACCAAGGTGCGTGACGTTTTTCAGCATCATGACTGTGAGCGCCATTAATCAGGCTCCTTTTCGGTTTCGGTTTTGGTTTTGGTGGCCGAGTCGTCGGCCGGCGACTCGGCGCCCTCGGCCTCGCCGGGCTCGCCATCGGTGGGCGGGGTCGGTTGCGACTGGCCCTTGTCATTGACCGCCGCCGGGTTGGTATCAAAGACCAGCCCCAGGGACTCCATTAGATCGAGTTCGGCAGCGCGAGCTTTGAAAATGTCCTCGGGGTCGGCGCCGTTGGCCGTGGCGGCAATGACATCCGACACAGTCATGAACCCGCACCGGACAGCGAGCTTGTAGGCCTGAACTTCCTTGGTCGGATCGATCCACGACCACCCCCGCGGCTTAAAGCGCACGGCGGCAATGTAGGAGGCGCGCCGGCTGTAGTAGTCCGAGATTTGCACGGCACCGCCGAGCACCGATGCATCGAGCCAATCGCTATGGATGCGAGCCCGAAACGACCGGATAAACCAGAGCTGCATCACTCGCCACAGGTCGCGGTCCTCAAGCTGGCTGGCCCGCTCGCTGCTGTAGTTGGCTTGCGAGTAATCCCGCGTGAGGGCTGAGTAGGAGCAGCCCACGCCGGCCGCCATCGCGCGCAGCATGTGCCGCAAAAACGGCTCCATTGCGGCATTGGGGCGCGTGGGGTTGAAGCCGGTGAACTTTTCGCCAGGGCTGAGGTTGAGGATGAGGCCGGGCGACATATCCATGACGCGCTCGCCGTCCTGCACATCATCGGCATCATCGATCCCATCGCCGGGGATGTCGCTCTCCGGCGTCTCGCGGAAGCCCATGATTGCGGCACTGGCTCGCGCGGCGACGATCTCGGCTTCCTCGTAGCCCCCGACGTTATTTATCCGCTTGAGGGCTGCGTGAAACCACGGCTCGCCGCGGGTTTGCGGCCAGCGGTCAATCACGTACAGATGGATGATTTCGTCGGCCGGGACGCGGATATATTTGGCCGGCGAGAAGGTTGTAAATTGGTAATCGCCGGGGTGATTGGGATAGAGCCAGTACGCGACCGGCCGCAACCATTGATCGACCTCGACGCCCATGCGGATGGCGTTGCCGGTGCCGGGCGCGGTGGCTTGCGAGTAGTTGTCGACCAGCCGGTCGGCCTCGATGACCTCAAGCGCAAACGGCACCGCGTTGTCGGCGCCGAAGGGCTGCTTGATCTTGCGGATCAGCACCTCGCCGTCGCGCACCACGGCCATGACGGCGATGCGCTCGATGTCATGAAAATGCAGCTTGCCGGCGGTGTGGCAACGGTCGGCCACTTTCCAGGCCTCGAAAGCGGCCTCGATTTGGGTGTTGATCGGGTCGCGCAGTTTGCCGGTGGACGTCGATACGGTGGCTTGCATGCCAACGCCCGTGCCGATGATGTTGTTTGCAACAATGCGCAGGGCGTTTTTTGCATGCTCATTGTCCCGGCACACCTGCCGGGAGCGGGCGCGCAACATGCGCAGGGAGGTGACCAGCTCGGCGTCACCCGAGGTATTCAGGGGCGCCCAGTCGCCGGTAAGGCGGTTGACCTGCGCACCGGCATATTGGCGCTGACTGTGTGCAGACGTTTGCACGGGCTTGTTGCGGAGCGTTTCCGGGCCGTGCTCGGCGCGCCACGCGTTGAGCACCACGCTCCCAGGCTGGCGCACGCGCTCGGCGTTGTACCAATTTTTGCCGATCATCGAAATCTCACTCCCATGTGCTTAGGGCTGCCGAGCCCGTTTGCGGCCGCTTGCGCGCGACGCTCGCGGGCGATGATCCGCAAGCACCGCTGCTCCATCACGACCAGTGCGGCCAAGGGCTCTTTTTTGAGGGAGCGACTGCCGATGGTGTATTCGACGGTCAGCCCGCCGCTGATGCGGGCCGACATCTCGGCACGGATCGCATCAAGGTCACGCTCGGTTTGGGATCGGCCGTCGTAAGCGGCAGCGGCCGGCAACCCGGCGAGATTGGGCAGCGCGCGCAGGGTGCCGATGCCGGCCGTGATCCGGCTTCCGGATTTGCTGGCGACGGCTTGCCAACTCCACATGACCGTGGCCGTGCCGGTGTTGAGCGCGCCAGTTTGGGCCGGCGTGAGGGTGAACGCCCAGCCGGTGCCCGACGCCGTTCCGGTGATATCCAGCCCGCCGGATGCCTGGGGGCCGCGCAGGCTATAGGTCAACGCCCACCCGCCGGAGCCGGTGATCAGATTGCCCGAGGGGTCGGAAAATCCGGTATCGGTCCAGGCGATGGAGTCGCCAGCCGTGATAAGTGCAGGTATGAGCATGGTTCACCATTTGCCGACAGACCATCCGCCGGCCTGACGCCGGGCCGGGCTTCGGGCCTTGCGCTTGGCGGGCGGCGGAGCCGGCGCCGGTTCGTCGGGCGTTAAAAAACCCGCTTCGTCTTGCGACTGGGCGGGCTCGGGTTGTTGCTGCGTTTCTGCCGGGGCCGGGTTGGGTGGCGCGGCCACCTGATCCGGCTCGTCGTCATCCTCGTCGGGTAGCGGCGGCTCTTCTGGTTCGGCGATCAGACTACGCTGGCGCAGCCGAGCCTCGATGGCGTCCCAGTGCGCGGGCTGCATCAGGTTGGTCTTGCAGCGACGCGCGGCGTGGAGGGCATACACCTCGCAGTCGAGTGCCTCGTTGCGGATACCGGCCTTCTTCTGCCATGTCTTACGGTTGCGGTTGATGCGGCTTGGGGCTTTTACTTCGCTGACGAGTTGCTCCCAATAGTCGGGCCGGACGCCTTCATACCAGTGCATGCAGCCGGCGCCGGCACCGACGATCTTGAGCCGGGTTTCAAGAATCAAATCTTTGGCCCGTGCGGTGCCGACAATGTAGGTTTCCAACCCCTTCTTGGCCATCTTGCCGGCCTTGCCCGGATCAACCTTGCGCGGCGTGGCGAAAATCTCGCGCTTGTCGTCGGTTTGCTCGGCAGCGCCCTTGATGCTCATGTAACGGTGCGCCTTTCGGGGCCGCACATAGCCGTGCACGATCTCGGTACGGTTGCCGTCCGAGCCGTCGATGGAGACGGCCGAGAGCTTGAGCATGGCGCCGCTGGCGTGCCGGAATTCGCGCGTTAGCAGGGCGTCCAGATCAAGCCAAGCGCCGGCATTGGGCACCAGCGTGCTGCCAAAAATTTCACCCCAGAACACCAGCCAGCTTTCTTCCCCCCTGCCCCACGCGCGGATGATGACGGCGAGGCGATCATGCTGCACATCCACACCGGCGGTCAGGAGCAGGCCGCCGGCCGGCACGGATAGCTCGGTGTATTTTTCGGCACGTAGTTTGAGGTCGTCGCCGTCCGGCACGTCGGTCTTGTAAGCGTAGGGCAGGCCTTCCGTGTTGTTGCGGAAGGACCGCATCTTCGTGTCGTCGCCGAGCGCCATGGCATGCACGGCGGACAAATACTTCTTGAGCAGCTCGGTGAGTACCGACCCCGGAAACGGGCTGTAAAGCTCATTGATCCAGAAGCCGGCGACGCCATTGAACGGGGCCGTGGCCGCCCAGTGCGCTTTGCGCACCGCCCGGTTTTTTTCGGCGTCGGTCCAGAGTGCGCCGCAGTGCGGGCAGGCGTAGCGGACGGAGTCCAGATCCACGTCGCCGAACACTTCGTGGCGCGGGCCGGTGTGCCGGCTCCATCGAACGTGCTCCCACAGCAATACCTGATGCTCGCCGCAGTGCGGGCACGGCACCCAGAATTTGCGTTGGTCGCTGCCGAGATAAGCGGCATAGATGCGGCTGACGCCCTCAATGGTGGGCGTTCCGCCGAAGATGATCTTGCGGCGGGCGTAGGTTTTG